TACAATTAGATGACTTCTACGAAGGTAGTCATGACGTACAAATAGCAAAGGGATTATACAATTATGAGAAAGGAATAAAAGGAATTTACAAGCAAAAAAAACGCATGTCAATACTAAAAAAAACAAATTCAGAACACCTCAAAAACTATAAACAATGGCAGAAATTAAACAAGTAGCTACCTTAGAAGCAAAAACAAAAGGAGTTGATGAGGCAGCAAAACAATTTGAAACGCTGTCAAATGGTGTTAAAAAAACAGCAGATAGTGCTCAAAATTTAGATGCTAAATTTGAGGATGTGTTTCAGGGCGTTGAGCCGTTGACTACTAGATTAGGCGAAGCAGAGGACAGAATGTATGAACTTGCTCTTGCTGGAGATACAACGTCTCAAGAGTACCAAGATCTTTTAAATAAAGTTGCTCAATATCGAAAGGTACAAATTGAAACCGACAGAGTAGTTGATCAAGCCGCACAAACATTTAGTCAAAAGTTAGGTACAGCAATCGGGGGTGTTACAAGTGGGTTTGCAGTTGTTCAAGGGTCAATGGCATTAGTCGGCGGTGAATCCGAAGCACTCGAAAAATCATTACTCAAAGTTCAATCAGCTTTAGCCATTCAACAAGGAGTTGCTGGCGTTTTAGAATATAGCCGGAGCGCTGGTCTAGCAACAAAAGCTACAAAGCTCTGGAATCTGGCTTTAAAAAACAATCCTATTGGGCTGGTTATTGCTGGAGTGGTTGCCTTAATCGCCGTTGTTGGTACGTTAGCTGCTGCATTCAATTCCAGTGCAGATGCAAGGAAAGAAGACTACGAAGCTCAGCTCAATCAAATAGATGCGACTAAAAAACAAATTGAAGACAGAAAAAATCAATTAAAACTCGAAGGCCGGTATGCTGAAAATCGCATTAAAGAATTGCAGCTTGACAGAGATTTGGCAACAAGTAAAGAAGAGATTGCTGCTATTGATAAAAAAATTGTAGCAGAACGAATAGCTGGTTTTGAAAGGGAACGAGAAGCTGTCAGAAGTAACCAGGAAACAGCAATTCAAGATGCCTTAAAGCAACAAAAAAGGATGCAAAAGCAATTTGAAGATGAGCTTGATAAAACATTTTTTAAATCTAAAGAAAGAATTGCAGCAGCAAAAAAAGAATTTCAAATATCAGTACAATTTACAAACAAATTACAAAAGCAATTACAAGAGGATAATTTTCAAGGCATAGTAGAAATAAACACAAGGCAAAAAGAATTTGAGCAAAACTTGCAGAAAGAATCTATTGAAGAGGAAGCTCAAACCAATCAAGAAAAGCTAGACAATTACAAAGACTATTTACGAGGCAGATTAAACGCTGCAAGAAGAATTGAAGACCTTGAAAATGAATTAATGGACGAGGGTCTGGAAAAAGAACTTGAGATCAATCGTGATACATTCAGAAGACAACGAGAGGATACAAAAGCACAAGGTAAACAAAAACAAAAAATAATAGATTTACTTAATGAGCTTGAACTTAAAAAAGAAAAAGAAATACGAGAAAAATTTGACGTATTTAAATTAGAATCATTTGATGGCGAAATTGCACAACTTAAACTTCAATCAGTAAAAGAAATTGAAATAAAAAAACTGACCAATGAAGAAATAGAAAAGCAAATGTCAGAAAGTGCAGCACGTCAAAAAGTGATTGACGATAAATCGTCTACTGATAAAAGAGCCAATGCTATTGCAGTGGCTGATGCTAACTTAACCATTGCTCACGATTCATTAGGTGCTATTGGGGAACTTGCTAACGCATTTGCTAAGGACGATGAAAAGAACGCTAAGAAAGCATTTAACATTAACAAAGCAGTAGGTATCGCACAAGCAGTAGTTAGCACGGCACAAGGGATCATGGCACAATTAGCAGTACCACAAGATGCGCTCACCGGTGCTAACTTTATAAAAGCTGGTATTGTAGCAGCAACTGGTGCAGCACAAATAGCAACTATTTCCAAAAGCAAATTTCAAGGTGGCGGAGGTGACACACCGAGCTTAGATACAAGCGGAGGAGATGCTCAAGCACCCAGTTTTAACGTTGTCGGAGATTCGGGCGTAAATCAACTCGCTCAACTCCAACAACAACCAGTACAAGCTTTTGTAGTGAGTGGCGAAGTTACGACCAGTCAAGCATTAGACAGAAATAGAGTTGAAAATGCAACACTTTAAAAATATAAAGGTTTAATAATTATGAGAATAGTTGAATTGATCATTGACGAGACAGATGAGAATAGCGGCATTGAAGCCGTTAGCTTAGTAGAACAACCAGCCATAGAAGAGAACTTCATCGCATTAAACAAGCATGAGGTACAAATGGCGGAAGTGGACAAGGAAAAACGTATACTTATGGGGGCGGCGCTAATACCCAACAAACAGATCTACAGAAAGAACGATAAAACCAATGACGAGTACTACATATACTTTAGCAAGGACACAGTCAGGAAAGCGAGCGAATTATTCTTTAAAAGGTCAAACCACCAAAACGCTACCTATGAGCATAAACAACCTATAAAGGGTACAACCATAGTTGAGTCCTGGATTATTGAAGGAGAGAAAGACAAATCGAGACATTACGGACTTGATTTACCAGTCGGCACATGGATGGTTTCAATGAAAATAGATGACGAGGAGTTATACAAGAAAGCTAAGAGCGGAGAGGTAAAAGGCTTTTCAATCGAAGGTTACTTCGCTGACAAGTATGAAATGAGCAGAGAGCAGAGCTTAAAGGACTTACAAAAAGAAATGCTTTTGGATGAGTTAAAAGAGTTGTTAAGCAAAGAAGAATTGGAAAGTTATAGCGATTATCCGGATAGCGTAAAGAACAATGCTAAGAGAGGTATTGAACTAAATGAAGCAGTAGGTAACAAATGTGCAACTCAGGTCGGGAAAGTGAGAGCTCGTCAATTAGCAGCTGGAGAGCCAGTTAGTGAGAGTACTATCAAGCGCATGTTTTCCTATTTAAGTCGGGCAGAAACTTATTACGATGCTGGAGACAAAGAAAGTTGCGGATATATAAGCTATCTGCTATGGGGTGGCAAATCTGCTAAGTCATGGGCTGAATCTAAACTCAAGCAAATAGAAAGAGAGGACTTGGCAAGCATGGTTATTGATTCTAATTTCGCTATAATAGATGACAGATTGGCTTACTCATCTAAGACAATGGCTATGAAGGCAGCAAAAGATGTCGGGGTCAAAGGAGTTCACGAACACGAATACGAGGGCAAGACATGGTACATGATTGGCGAAACTCATGATCTCGATTTATATGGGGGTTGCCCGAAAGGATATGAAAAAAAGAATGGCAAATGCGTTAAAAAAAAAAGTAAATATGCAGAGGTCGGACCAAGAGGCGGAGTAAAAAGAAGCAAGAAAGCACCAAAGAGCGATACCCCGAATAAAAACCCTAAAGGGAAAGGATCAGCTAAAGGAGATGCTGGTACAAGCAGAGGGGCTAAAGTAAGTAAGGCAGATGAGCAAAGTCTACAAAAAAAAAGTGATGAGTTCAATGAAAAATACAAGAAAAAACTTGGCTATGGAGCTAATATTGGTGCATTAAAAAGCGTATTCCAGAGGGGACTCGGAGCATATAACACAAGCCATAGTCCGAATGTAACCAGTGCGAAACAATGGGGAATGGCAAGAGTAAATGCGTTTCTTTATTTGATTAAAAATGGCAGACCTCAAAATGCAAAATATACTACTGATTACGATTTACTCCCAGCTAAACACCCAAAAAGTCCAAAGAAATGAGAAAAAAAAGAACTAAAGAAACAAAAGGAAAATCGAGCCCACAAGGTGGCAAACGTGGGTGTCTATGCAAGGATAACACATACTCGTCAAAGTGCTGCGATGGGACTCTTAGAGCACAAGGAATAGGAAAAATTTAAACGAATTTGTAACACGTTAAAAAAGCAGCGGTTATATAATTAAGCAAAACAATATATACATGGAAAATTCAATTTTAAATAAAGTGCGTGAGCTTTTAGGTATGGACGTAAACCTTGAACAACGCAAATTAGATGACAGCACAACAACTGTTGAAGCTGAGTCTTTTGAGAAAGGCAGCGAAATCATGATCGTAACAGAAGACGAGCAAAAAATTGCACTACCAGTTGGGGAGTATAAAATGCAATCCGGAGAAATCCTTGTTGTAAAAGAGGAAGGCGTCATTGATGAGATCAAAGCAGAAGAGAAAGAAGAAGAGGAAACAATCGAAGAGGACTCAAAAAAGGAAGAGGACTACAAAGAAGAAGAAGAGGTCGAAGCATCCACAGAGGAAGTTAAGCCAGTTAAAAAGACTGTTGAATCAATAGTAAAAGAAACTTTCTTTACTGAAATGGAGGCATTAAAAAAAGAGAATGAAGAGCTTAAGGCAGAAATAGAATTGCTCTCAAAAGAAGAAATTAAAAAAGAAGAGGTTACAGAGGAAGTTGTACTATCTGAAGAGGTCAAGACTGAGCCAGTTGAAGCGGCTGCAGATCCAATTACTCACAACCCCGAAAACAAGAAAACAATCGAGCATATCCAATACTCACCAAATAGAACTAAGTCTACATTGGACAGAGTAATGGAAAAACTCAGCAAATAATTATTAATAAATAAAAAACAAACACAATGGCAGTATCATTGACATCAACTTATGCTGGAGAGTTTAGCGGTAAATATATTAGCGCAGCTTTACTTTCTGGATCAACATTGGAAAACGGACTTATTACCGTTATGCCAAACGTAAAGTACAAAGCAGTACTTCAAACCGGAGCTTTAGGAGACATCGTTGCAAACGCAACATGTGATTACACAGCTTCTGGAACATTAACTCTTGCTGAAAAAATCATTCAGCCAGAAGAATTCCAAGTGAACTATGACATGTGCAAGAAAGATCTTGTCAATTCATGGGAAGCAGAGCAAATGGGCTTTTCTGCATTCGATAAATTAGCACCTTCATTATCTGATTTCGTTATTGGGTACACTGCTGCTAAGGTCGCTGCAAAAATGGAAACTAATATTTGGAGCGGTCAAACAGCGAACGCTGGCGAATTCGACGGCTTTTATTATTTGGCTACTGCTGGTGGATCAGGTTGCGTTGCTGTAACTGGAACATCTGTAACGGCAGCGAATGTCATTGACGAGATGGGCAAGGTAGCCGATGCTATACCGGCTAGCGTTTACGGAAAAGAGGACGTATTTATTTACGTTGCTCCTAACGTAGCAAGAGCTTACATTCGTGCATTAGGCGGATTCGGAGCAAATGGCTTAGGTGCAAATGGTGTTAACAATCAAGGCACAACTTGGTTTACAAATGGAGCATTGTCTTTTGACGGAATTCCAGTAGTTGTTGCTCAAGGCTTACCAGCTTCTTCAATGATGGCAGCACAAAAGTCAAACCTTTTCTTTGGAACTGGATTGATCAACGACCACAATGAGGTACGAGTACTAGACATGGCCGAGCTTGATGGATCGCAAAATGTGCGTGTAATCATGAGGTTTACAGCTCAAGTTCAAATGGGAATTAACTCTGACGTAGTTATCTACGCTTAGAATATACTAACTTGAATATTTAAAGGGTGGGTAAAATTGCCTACCCTTTTTTATTCACAATACTTAAAAACAAATGAGTTGCGATATTACAAACGGTAGAGTTGAAGAGTGCAAAGATTCGGTTTCTGGATTGAAAGCCATTTACTTTGCAAACTTCGATGACCTCGACACAGACAACATCACTTACGATGCAACAAATACAGATACAGTTGATGCTTGGGCACCAGCTGCAATTTTATCTTTGTTTAAATACGAATTAAAATCGAACGAGAATAGCTTTACAACGGCTGTTCAAACGTCACGAGATAACGGAACTACGTTCTTTGAGCAGACTTTGGCTATTTCTTTAAAGAAACAAGATCAAGCAATGCACAAAAACATTAAACTTCTTGCTTACGGAAGACCAAGAATTATTGTACGCACTATGACTGACCAATTTTTCCTTATGGGATTGGCTCAAGGTTGCGATACAACTGCTGGAGAAATTTCTAGCGGTGCTGCTCTTGGAGACTTTAACGGCTACAAGCTCACATTTGTAGCGAGCGAAGTTTTACCGGCGAACTTCATTGATGTATCTACAGAAGCAGCTTTAAAAACTGCTTTCGCTACTGGAGCTGGCGAAGATGCATCAGTCGTAACGGCTTAGCGTTTCATTCCTTTCATAATAAAAGGGCACTTTTCGGAGTGCCTTTTTTTGTTTATATACTAATCAAAGCATTTGTTTAGATTTCAAGCATTTTAGTTTAATGGCATTTCTCATGTTTTTAATATGTTCGTATATTAGCGAAGTATAAAGTTCAGCTAATCGAAGCTATGGAGATAATAGACGGCTTGTGAGTTTGGATTTTTATTGTTATGCAAAAAGGAACAAAGCGAAAAAAATTAGGTTATATATACAAATGATACTATTACAACAAATAGGGACAGAGCAGACTATCCGGTTTATACCAAGAACAGAAAGCTACGATGGTTTATTCATTACTGACGATCAGACCAATACGGAGGTGCAAGTGGCTATTGCAAGTACTGTACAAGGAGATTATTACGATACGATCAACGCTACGTTTACCTTAGTACAGAATCATTTTTACAATTTAGAAATAAGGAATGGCACCACGGTTGTTTATAAAGACAAGATATTTTGCACTAATCAAAGTGCAGACTCTTATTCGATTAACAACGGTAAATTTACAAGCCAGTCATCAGACAATGAATTTATAGTTTTATGAGTAAAGACGTTCACATATTAGAATTAGCAGCTTACGAGGCACCAGTAATT